CACGTTTCTTGTCTATATATTCTTTCGTATATCGAGCGACTTCCTTATCCATAATTTTACCAGGATAAAATCGTCCATTTTTATTCTTTATATCTGCTTGTAGAAACACGCCTTCGATGTGGAGGTCTTTTCCATTTGCTTCAGTAATATACTTAACGGTATCATTGATTTCTGAAATAAGTCTCATCTTCCTCCACGTTTGTGCCCTGGTTTAGTTTTAGTGAACTTGGAATGTACCTTGCCACCATAAACTTTTTGAGCATTCTTAATTTTAGATTTATTTACTTTCTGCCACTTCTTTCTGATTTTGAGCCGTCTGACTTTATTACCACCCTTTTTACGGTCAATTTTAGCTTTCAGTTTATCTTGCCGGTTCTTAAATTTCATCCGGTCTTTATTTTTTTGTGTTGATCGCCGTTGCTGAGTATTTCTAGCTTTAAATTCTTTAAGACATTCTTCCTCTTCAGCTACTAATTCTACCCTCTCATAATTGAGTAGTTTGAGCCATTCCGACTCAGACCATTCAACTATGACAACTTCATCATCAAATAATAATGATTCTTCATCAAAATCTGAAAATTTAATCAGGCTCATTTTCTTACCTCTTCTTCTCGCATCATTTTTAACTAAACATATCCATCACATCAGAGCCATTCTTCTTAGCGGCTTCTAGTTCATCTTTATATTCCTTTGCTAACATTTTTGCAACGTATTCGATAAGAGCCTCACCCACATTTTTACCGGACATTGTCTGCGACAACACTTGTTTTTTGATTGTCTTGTCCATATTAAGGGCTTTTTCAATAACTGCCGCCCATTCTTTTGTCGCTTTACCGTGGTTATATTTTCCCGCATCAAAATCTTTTGATAACTTTTTCACGAGAGGCTTGTGGAGCTTCTTTATTACTCTCTCATCTTCATCAACATATCCCATCAATTCATAGGCAAGATCATTGAATGCGGGAGTAGCTAATGGACCTTCTTCAAGTCCACGATTTAGAAAGTTAACTGTTTCTGTTACAAGATTAGTTTGTTTCATTTATCGTCCTGTCAGATTTTTATCTAAAATTCTTCGAGATGCGGCTCTAATATCTTCCTTCTTAGCCTTTTTGTCAGGTTTATGGTCACCATCTTTGTCGTCTTTTACATCAGGCTCGTCGTTCCCATCTTCTGTACCATCAGCATCATCTTTAGTAATAATTTTTTTCTTATTTCCAAAATTAGCTAAGTTTTCATCTTTTTTCTTGTCCTCATCATCTTCAGGAGATTTATCTACATCATCAGATTTCGAGTTGTTTTTCTTCTTAGCATCTATAGCTTTTTGAAGAGCGGGAGGCAATGTTCCTTCGTCTTGATCATCCTTTTTGCCTTTCTTTTTCTTCTTAGCATCATTCTTAGCTTTTCTGGCCGCATTTCGACCATCTTTCTTTTTGTCGTAATTTGATCCAATATAATCCTGCCAATTACCTTCTTCAATTTCTTCATCTTCGTGGGTGTGTTCTACATCACCACCTTCGTGAGTATGGACAGTACCATCTTCGTGGGTGTGTTCTACACCATCGGGATGACCTTCACAATTCTCTTTGAACATACTTTTAGCAAGACCGTCTTTTATTTCCGTCACTTTCGCATCGATTCTACTGTCGATTTCAGAAGTTAAAATCTTTTTGAAGTCGGTAGGCTTTTTATCTCGTGCGTGTTGCACAAGTTTTCCTAAATTTTCATTTATCATAATAGTTTTTATATGTTAGTATAAATCGGGTGCTTCGCCGGGTTTGCCATCAGCATCAGTTTTGGCTTGTTTATCAGCTTTCTCTGTTTCCATTTGTTTATCTAATACATCTATATCTTCTTCGGTCTGCATTAGAATGTTTTTTCTAACCCATTCGATTGAGTAATAACGTCCAATCATCTCTCCACTTGATATAGTATCAAGCATATCGATTCTTGAGGACATCATCTCAAGTTTTTTGAGTTCTGAAAAATACCCATCATCTTCAAAGATGAAATTGATATTCTCTTGATAAACGTTCCACTCACCTTTATCAATAATTCCCTTTGCAAGGAGCTGAGTTCTTAATAATGAATAAAGTAAATCAGAGAATCGTTTACGTAGTTTTATTACATATTTAGTAAACTTTATTTCATCTCTTGTTATTTCACCAGTTCTAGATAAACTCCAAGATGAGTCGGTTTCCATTCTACTGGCTGGAACGTGAAGTGACTGATATACTTTCTTCTGAAAATATGATACATCATCCATATCACCAAGATTTTGTCCTCCTGGTAATGTCTCTACTTCAGTTCCTCGACCACCCTCTTTTCTAGGTAGCCAAAAATCTTCCATCATTGACATTGTATCTTTACCATTAGCTACAGTACCAGTGCTTGCATCATAAACCATCTTATTCTTAAACTTGTTCATAATGTTGCGGAGGTACGCTTCCGCTTTGGATTTTGGTAAGTTACCAACATCAATATAAAACACCCTTCTTTCTGGTGCTCGTGTAATTCTGTAAATAACCATTGAGTCTTCTAACATTCTCAATTGGTTAATCGGTTTCATTGACTTATGAAGATAAGAAAGAACAACTTCTTTCTCTTTATCATATAATCCGGAATCAGCCGTAGCAACTGCTTCTAAGGCAACTTTTAAGGTTTGAGTAACTCCTTTACTCTCCTTAGTATATATCCAATATTCATCAACCCCAACAACAATTTCGACTCCATTTTCATCTTTGTCTTTGATAATCTCTTTAATTTTCTTGATATTAGTTGAGTCAATATATCGTAACTCTTTAATACCCTTTTTCAGATTATCATTATCAAAAATAATATGAAAGTGGATTGCTCCATCTTCATACCATCGTCTGAATAGTTCAGGTCCAGATCGATTAAACTCTAATTTCTTAGAGATAACGTCAAATTCTTCTGCTATCATATCTTTGATATTCTTAGGCACATCAACCGTGTCTAGTTTATCAAGATATATTACTACTGGGTCCTTATAAGGATCCAACACTATTGCTTCGTTAACTATATCATCAATTGCTGATTCAGCTTCTGGATGTCTGGCAACTTGTCGATATTTAGCAATTAAATCTTGCTGGGTTTTAAATGCGGTGTCAAAATTGATGGAGAAGGCGTTTATTCCTCCTCCGTCAATTACAGTAGAACCATCGTCTAGGTTTGGTGCAACAAAGGATTTTGTCCCCTTTTCCACCACGTTAGAGCCAATTTTTTTCTCTATCTTATAACCAAATAGTTCCATATCACCACTTTTTTGTTATTTAAGTTAGTATTTGAATATATTTATACAACTCAAATAACAAACTATATAATTAGCCCAGAACGTTTACATCACCACCATCAATACCACCATCATCCCAAGATACTGCAAATGTTACAGTATATTCTTGAATGGCATCAACAGTTTCCCAAGAAAGGTCTATTGCTCCGACCTCGCTAGGCCAGCCGTACACTCGTACTGAGTGTGTGCTGTTGTTGCCGCCACGATCAAGTGGTTGAATTGTGATTTCTCGATGTGATTCAGAAACATCAATTGCAGATTCAAAACCAGTGAATCCTGTGATTTTTTGTTGCCATTCTAGAATGGCTTCACGTACAACGTATGCTTCATCATTGATGATTGTTGCTGTCCAATCAGCAAATGTTCTATCACCAGGAACCTTTAACTTACGATTCTGATAAGGAACTTCGACTACACCAACAGTAGTTGCAGGTAGAGAAGCTGTCTTAATCATCATTTTGGTATCCATTTGTGCAATAGAAACCTCAAACAAGTTAGGACGAGCATAGTCTCCCGAATACTGCGTACCAAATTTTGCTATATCCATTTAGTTCTCCTATACTTGTCCAATCACTTCAGCAAAATCAACACCGGTCTTTGTCGCAACAAAGTTAAGCGTGATAAAGTTGATTGATTTGGAAGGTTTAATAAACATACTCGCAACAAATTGATTTCCGTCAATGACTTCAGGCGTATTATTACTACCATCACATTGAACATAAAAATCATACATTCCTTGTTTCGCTTTAATTCCATTGAGATATGGATTAACCATATTTACGAAATTCTTACGTGTGAATTCATTGTTGAATTCAAACAAGAAGTATTTTGCGGATATTGATATCGCTTTTTCTAGAATAATGAACAATCTTCGTACATTGATTCTATCGAAAGCACTAGGTTTAACCAACAGAGTTCTATCTCCCCAGAGAACTGTACCTTGTCCTGGGAAAGTTACAATTGGATTGATTCCGTTTGGAAGCATATACAATTGATCTCTATGGGCTAGAGTTGGTTGATAAGCAAGTTTTACAACTCCCTTAATCTGACCACGATTAAGACCACCTGGA